GTATCAGGACCAGACATACGACCCTTAACAATATCATCCTTAACCAGTTGAAGGTTAATCATATTCTGACCATATGGTCCTTGATTAATAGCACCAGTTGGAAACGCATTGAATGATATATTTGCACGTGGGAAATCAGCAAAGTGTGGTGCAGTAAAATGTACTATCCAACTTGGAAATATTACTAGGGTACCTGGTTTACATACAGGTGCTTCTACAGCATTCTCATATACCGCTGAGACTATCTCTAATTGATTATATGATCTTTGTATCACAGGATCTTGAAAGAGTGTAGGATACCCTTCTGTAAGGCAGTACGTGCCACTGTAATATGACATAGGGTGTCTGTGTGGTTGATGGCATCCACCACTGTTAGGGGGTGATACAACACCCCAAGCAAGTGACACTTCAAACTTACCCCATAGTTCAAACTGTTGATCCTTATGAACCTCATTTAAACTATCGTGTATAAAATCAAATGTATTTTTGAACTGTGGTAAGAGATGTAAGTTACCCTGTGTAGTCTGTACATTATTGGGTAGGTTAAACATCCCTCTCTCAATAGGATCTAAAGCATCAAGAGTCTCCTGTACTAACTCAGGACTACTCTCAAAAGTATAAAGTTCTACTGGGAAGATAGGATGCTTCTTCATTTTCTCCAAACAAATGCTGAGTCATATACACTCATATAATTGTCAATCTTATTATCGTGCCTAAATCTCGCCACTGCTGCTTGAATAGGTTCGCATTTATAATCGTGTCCAATAAACAATCCTCCAATCTTAACTTTAGGATACCAATCATTCAACTCTTTCAATGCCTGTTCATAACTTAACCAAGCATCCATAAAGATAAAATCAAACTCTAGGTCTTGGAACTGTTGTACAAGATCTTCAGCATTCCCTTTAATTAATTGGGAACGACGGGACTCACCAGAAAACTTTACGTGATGATGTGCCATAAACTCAAAGATCTCCATCTCTGCTGGACTAGTAGAGTTGGAAGGAGAGTCAGGTCTATTATCTTCTCTCAAATAATCTGTATAAGGTTCCCAGTTATCAATACCAATTAACAGATCAATGTTAGGACAAGCTTGTAACAGAGTACAATGACTCTGTGCACGATCTACTCCCAGTTCAAGACCTTTAAGGTTGGGACCGTGCATACCAATAAGGTGTACAACAGATCTAATATCTGTTAGTGAGTTACTAAAATCGTAGTTCATCTGTTTAATACCAAGATAAGTCTGATAACCATACCAATTATTACCACATAGTAGGTCCACATAACCCACATTCCAATCTTATTATGACGAGATCCTCTTTGATATGGGTGACAACCTGATGGTGTTTCATCCCATCCCTTCTGCATATACTCGTCAGGGTGTATCTTTCTATTAGACTGTGGTGGATTATCCCACGGTCTATCTTCACCTAAGTCGATCCATTTTTTCATTTGAATTGGCACCTCATCATTAGTTCAGTCATACAAGCAACTAAGTTAACCTCTTGATCTGCTACGAATGCGGCTTTGTATTGGTACTCACCAATAACAAGAACTGCTTCAGGAATTGTAGATGGTTCGAGGTGGGTATATAAAGAATCATAGATCTTCCTCATAATCTGAGTAGGTTCATTATCTAGGTTCTGAACAACCCATTTCTTCATATTAGTAAACTCCTTGTTCTTAAGGAAGGACATCAAATCATTTAATTTGACATCACTTATAGCAGCAAGAACACCTGTGTCTATCTTACCAATAGAACTGTACCTCTGTAACTCATTAAGAGTACGTCTAAAGTCAGGGAAATATTTTTGAACCAGTGCTACTAAAACTTTGGGATCAGATTCCACCTTCTGTTCTACGAGTATGCTCTGTATTCTCTTGAAGAAATGTGCTGCTAATAACTGCTTCTCCTTACCACTGATACTAAAATCTATAACCGAACAACGTGAGTGGAGTGGTTCGATAATCTTATTCTTGTAGTTGCACGTGAATATGAATCTACAGTTGTTATGGAACTCCTCAATAGATGCCCTAAGTAAGAGTTGTACATCGTTCGTTGTGTTATCTGCCTCATCAATGATGATGACCTTGGGACCACCCACAAGGGAAACAGTTGATGCAAAGTTTTTGGCTTGATTTCTAACTGTGTCCAGAAACCGTCCTTCATCCGAACCATTAATAACATAATAATCTGCTCCTATTTCTTCACACAATGCCTTTGCTACTGTGGTCTTACCTATACCTGGTGGACCTGACAGTAATAGATTTGGTATCTTCTTCTGCTCTACAAACTTACGTAGAACAGTCTTGAGATTATCAGGAAGAATACAATCCTCTATCTTACGAGGACGGTACTGTTCACACCATAGAAAATCAGACATAGAGAGTCTCAGGGGATTGCATAATATTAAATGAGAATATAATTCTATCCTCAGCAGCAGCGTGTGGTAACGACTGGTGCATAACTTGTGATGGGAAGAAGATTATATCACCCTCTTCACATTTTGGAATAGTCTCATCAATGAATCCAGACCAAGGGTCAGGAAATGGTGAGAAGAAACAAGTTGGTTTGTGTGCTCTACCCAACTGTGCATAGAACACTGCTGAGTAACCTATCACACCGTGAGTATGTACAGGGTGCATCTGATTAGCACCATACTTCTGACACCAAGAACTCATTACAGTGGCACCAGGATTATCATCAGCAAAGAAGTCCAGTGGACCTTGAAGGATCTCCATTAGATCCATATGATATGGTGGTTGCTCACCTTGAGCAAAGTACCTGAAGTAATCACTATAACAATGATCTAATTGACACTCAGGATCCTGCCAGTTAACAAGTGACAAGAAATCCCTCTTCACATCCTGCCACTCAGGTACGTGTGCAATTACACAGGGTAGTCTGAATAGGTCTTGCTTGAGGGATATCATTGTTGGTTTCATTTTGTATCTGGTTCAAGTGCAATGTAGTACTCTACATTGTTTGCTGCTGATACAAAGTGACTCACCTTATTCTTAGCAACACTAACTGCATAATCACCTGGTAGAATCTTAAGATTCTCTACCTTAAAGCAGTAACAGAAGTCAGTACTACCATTGTGCTTACCAACTGGAACTGAATATGTATTTGATGTTTCGTTCTTCTTATCACATACCTGTAACCTAATCTCATCACCCTTGTTATACAAGCATAGGTCAGGAACCTGATAAACACTTGCTGCTCTAATAAGATCCTGTAACGTATCAGTCTTTAAACTAAATTCTACATCCACCTCTGGCATTTGGATACCCTTGTCAGGTACCTGCTGTATTACAGAAGGGTCAGAATAGTAGAACGTTCCTCTTGAGTTAGAGGTTTCGTCTGTTGTGATAAGTTTCGTCTTGTCTGAGAAATCGAAGACTGGACTCTCAAAGAGTGAGAGAGTAGATAAGAAATTACCGAGGTCATAAATGGCAATCTCTTGAGGGAAGTTTTCGCTGACAAGAGCAGAAGCAAAGATGTTCTTGTTGACAGATAATGTCCTGATGCTGTTGCCAGGATCAATAACAATCGACTTGTTGATCGTGGCAAAGTTCTTAAGGAGGTTTTGAGTCTTTTTACTGAGTTTGACAAGGGACATAATGTGGAGTGAGGGTGATCATTTATCATAATCTACTGCGAAAGCAGTAGGAGTTGCAGCATTACGTTTCTCTGCTGCTTCACGCTTATCATTGAAGTGTAGCAATAGCATACCATAATGAATGATCTTTATGATATCTTTTCGGGCATTCCCTTTTCTGTCATAGCGTGAAGCATACTTAAGGACATTACTCCTACAGAATGCTTCAGCGTCACCAACAGAATCAATGAGATCGAGGGTTTGTACATTACCTACAGAGTAGTGACCCCTGTAAGTTTGCCCGATGTAGTCTTCGATCTCTTTGAGGATCTCATCCTCGCTGTACTTCCTCATAGTTCATAACCATACTGTTCTCTTAGGACCTTCTTATAAGGTAAACCCAGATCTCTGAGTTCTCTTACAAGAACTAGTTTGTTGTGTAACGCAGTATCGCCACCCAGTTTAAGGGCGGCGATTACTGTCGATAACTCTTTGTCGTCTACTGGAAGATCCATTTGAATTAAGTGTACATCAGTTTGGTTGATCAGTCAAGTCATCCTTATTGAAGTCAGCATCGATCTTATCATATAGTTCTAAGAACGCTTGCTTAGTCTCATCATCGAAACGATTGATGGAGAACTGGATAGCATCTTCCTTTGAACCAAAGATAGAGTATGCCTTGACAATGTGTACTAAACGACGTGTTGAGATTAATTCATCGATACCTCCGTCTGCGAAGGTCTTACGAATGATCTGTGCCCAGTCAGCAAGACGTGAACAGAAGTCTGAATCAGCACATTGCTTGTTCAGAATCTTAACTTCTGTCACTGGTGTTGGATATTCTTGCTCCAAGGTGATCGCAAATCTCTCAAGGAACGCTTCATTAAGTACATTGGTACCTATGAATCGTCCATCGTCTGAACCCTTACCCTTTGTGTTTGCAGTGGCAATCACATTGAAGCCAGGTGCTGGTTTCACATACTTACCGATCTTTTTAAGGAAGACACCCTTACCTTCTAGTACAGACTGTAAGCATAGGATCTTGTTAGAAGCGAGATCAATCTCATCTAGAAGAAGGATAGCTCCCCTTTCCAGTGCTTCGATAACTGGTCCATTATGCCATACAGTGCTGCCGTCACTAAGACGGAACCCACCAATAAGGTCATCCTCGTCGGTTTCAATTGTAATGTTAACTCTAATCAACTCTCTATTTAGAGAACTAGCAGCTTGCTCTACACCAAATGTCTTACCGTTGCCTGAGAGACCCTGAATATACGTTGGGTAGAAAACCTTTGACTTGATAATCTTCTTAATAGAGTTAAAGTTTCCAAACGGAACATAAGCATCATCCCTAGCAGGAACCAAAGATGCTTTAGGATTTGTTACTTGCTTCTCAAATACTTCACGTGCTTCTTCAACAGTCAAAGACCAAGTACCTTTACCTGATGGTCTTGCTCCTAGTCTCTTGATTCTATTAACCAGACTTTGATACCTAATACCAAATCCTTGTGCTGCATCTCTTAATTCTGCGCTTGTAATTTCAGACTTACCTTTAAGGAATGCTTGTAAGTCATCGTGGGAAAGTTTTGTTGGAAAGGTCATAGTGCTTGTCTTGTATGAATCAAGTATAATATAAAAAAGGGGGTGATGTACCCCCTAGTGTTCACTTATCCAACTGTCTCAGCGAATGATGTGAGCATCTTTTTGTTGTTCGCTTTGTTCTTGAACATCTTCTTGAATGCTGAACCGATCTGTCCCTTAGTTGCATCCTCTTTAAGATCATCTAATGATGTTTCATCAGATTGTGATAATGATGGCATCACATACAACTTATCATAAGGTGAATCAGTACACTCATAGAACTTCTGCTTTCTAAACTTCCTAACTGCATCCTCATAGTAACCCTTATAGAATCCCATAAAGGAGATCAGTCTGAAATACTGCTTGACATCACGTGGTGTTACTAGTCTGAATCCTAATACACTAACTTGTGGTAATGAATCCTTAAGGTGCTGAAGGAATACATTCAACTGTTGAGTTGGATTATCTTGTCTTGAATATGTTCTTCCAGTCTTACGATCACGTAACTGGCAACGACCATTGAAAGAATTGATCCATAACTTCTCTTCACCTATTAGATCTGAATACTTAGCATACAGATGATCCCGACGACAAGCATATTGAGGTGGTGCAGACTCACCATCAGAGAGAATAGTTAGAGAGATCTTCTCAGCACCAGTCTCCTTTTGGAAAGTTGGGATCACTGACTGCATAGAAGCAACTGCTTCAATCAATGGTGTCCCAGATAGAGATAGTATTGGTGGGCATCCCATATTGTATACACGTGCATACATCTTAGGTAGATAGCTATTAGTACCAGCATTTCTCCAGAGTGATAATGCAAGACGATCCTGTTCCTTCTTACTTGCATCAGATGAGAGCATTTCTAGGAG